GACACGATTGAACACTGCCACCGGGTCACCCAGGTTGCTGCTCTTCGTGACATCGCGGTACTCGAAGGTCTCTGAACCACCCGTACGCCCAATCGCGCGGAGGCGGTCAGAATCCGTCACGGCCTTCACAGGTGCAGGAGCCACGACAGCGGCGTATTCGGCGCGAGCCTCGTCCGCAGCCTTGCGGGCCTCTTCGGCGTTCTTCTCCGAGCGCATAGCCTCAGCAAGCGTTCCCGCCTCAGCCACGAGCTTCTCGAATCGCGCCTTGTCTTCGCCCTCCAGGGCGATCCCCTTGTCGGCAGCTTCTACGGCAATGCCGCGAGCGTCCGTCAAGAGAGTTGCTCGCTTGTCAGCGAGCTTTGCGAAGTCAGACATTTGTCCACTTCCTTTCTGGGGTATATCCCCAACTCTTCTATCCACTCCTCAGCGGGATGACGTGATCGCGGGCTTGCCGTCTTGGGGCAGCGGGGCGGCGTCTCGTGACTTAGAGTGATTCACTTTCTGCCGTTGCCAAGTCCACGAGCGCCTTTGCAACAGAAGGATCAATGACCTTCCCTTGCTTCGGCGACAACTTGGTACGGACAGCATCAATGACAGCCAACTCCTCGGTGGACAACTCACGTCCAGCCTTGACTGCCTCGAGGGTGGCGACCAGCGCCTCAGCCTCCACGCCAATCTTTGGCGCGGTGACTTGTCGGATCGCGGTCAAGCCGAGCGTTGCAGGATACGCGGGGGTCTGGCCACCGGCGGCAAGGATGCTGACCTCGAAGAGATTCGCCTCCTTGATCGTTCGGTTGTTGCCAGTCCACTCATCGCTCACCTTTTGGAACCCGAAGCTCATCCCGGCCGCACGACTTTCGTGGGTCAGCATCGAGATCACCTTCGCGCCATCTGGGTCTTTCTCATCGACCTTCGCCTCCACGCGCAAGCCCTTATCGTCTTCGGTCAATGTCAGGCGTCCACTTGCAGTCGTTGCCAATGCACGGGTTTCGTCATGTCCGAACAGGAATGAGATGATCTTCTGGCCCGCAGTAGCGCGAGCAAGACTTCGCTTGAATGCGCCGGGCGCGATGCGCTCCTCGAATGGCAAGCCCTCAGAAGCGGAGTCCCAGATCGCGGCGTATCCCGTGAAGGTTCGCTGACCAGATTCGTCGGACTCGCCAAGTCGATACTCACCAATCGGCAAGGACCGAATCTCTTTCTCTTTCACATCAAACCTCTCTGCTTCCTCGGCACGGATAATACGGTCTGCCCATGAGAGTACGCGATCAGCGCCGTCGGGATCGGTAGTTTCCACACCCCAGAGGAAACCCGCCACGGCTCCGGGTCCAGGGAAGGCCTCATCGGTTCGGTCGCTGTTCTGTGGGACACCTTCCCAGTCCCCACGATGTCGGCGAATCCACGCAGCCATGCGAACTACCTTGTCGCTGTCCACGCGATTATCGACAAGCTCGCGGGCATCTCGCACGGTTTCTGGTTGAAGGCCATCTCCCGCCAGCCCCTCTTCGTACCATTCCAATCCCTTGCGGGCTGCCTCTCGAATGTAGGCGGGAACCTCATACACAGCGCGGCTCTCAAGGCTGCGCTCTTTCTTGGAGTAGCGCGGATGATCTGAGTTCAGCAAGTCATTGTCCCCGACATAGGCAGGGTTCTGCGGAGCGCCGGTTCGGGCAAGGTAGAGGAACGCGTTGACCCGTGCCATTGACCATTGCGCCCGACTGATCCCTGGACGATGACTGACGGAGTACGCTCCGGAGCCGCGTCGATAGACGGCTTCAAGCGCAGGGACACGGACACGCGTCCAGTTCGGACGATCGCCCTCCGCCATCGCCCTGTTGTGATCCATCGCCTTGGTTTCGAGCGCCTTCTTTGTCGCATCGCTCAGGTCGATGTCGCCAGCCTGGTTTGCTGCCGAGCCTGGCTCGTTCTTGTCGCTTCCAGTGATCTGGTCCGATGGAGGAGCTGGCGCGTCTGCGCGGTAGCCGGGAGATGGCGAGGTCGGGTTGACGATTGCATCATAGGCGGCATGGGTGCGACAGGGCATGTAGATCGTCTCGCCATCCTCCGTCATCGTGTGCGTCCCCTCGCAACCCAACTGCTCGGCGCGTGCCAGCGCCTCCTCTCTCGAGGTGAACTTATCCTTTCCAGCAACCGGTGCGCGTTCCTCATCCTCTTGAAGTGCGAGGAGTTGTTCGGGGCTGTAGGCCTTGATGCCCATACCCTCGGCCGCGTCGCGAGCCTCTGGGTCGCTGTCCACGACATAGGCGATCTCCTCAAGACCGTATTCGTCCACGAGCTTGGAATACTTGAACGCCTTGAAGGCGTGCGAAACGTCTGGTCCTGGCGTCTCTGAGAAGTCATTCAGGAAGATTCTTTCATAGGGAACGCTGTTCTCATTCAACCACCGCTCCGTCTCCGCGAGGCGACTGATCGGTCGTCCGCTCACGATGAAGATGCGAACGCCTTCATCCTGAACGTCGCTCTTGATGTAGTCGATGATTGGCTGACGCGGCGTATCGCCGGTCGTCGTCAGCGTGCCATCGATGCCGTAGATCTCAATCATCCTTGTGCATCGTCTCCAATGACGCCAATGTTCAATGGCTTATAGTGCGCGTCGCCGCCTGGAACGTCGGGACGGTCCTCCAGACGTCTGATTTCATTGAGCGACAGGATGCCGGCATTCATGGCGGTGACGTACGCGGCGTACCTTTCGGCGGTTGTCGGTCGTAGCAGTCCGTCTAGTGTGAACTTGATGAAGGTCTGTTCGGCACCTGGGACGAGTCGCTGCAAGCCAGCTTCCAACCGAGCAACGAGAGGGCCGAGTCCGAGCCTCAGCCATTCAATGGAGATTACCTCGACGCTTGAGTATGAGGTGTTCCCGCCTGGATACTGCAACAGGTGAAGCGGAACGCCCATCAAACGGGCGATGGACTCGACGCCCCAGTGCAAGGTCTCCACAAGCTGCATGTCGCTGATCTTCATTGACATTTGCTGGAAGTCCGCGCCGCCAGTCAACACGGCAATCTTGTGCATCTTGTCGATGCCTTCATGCCGACGGCTGAATGAGTTCCGCAGCGAGTCGGCCTGATCTTGCGTCAACTCGCCAGCGATCTTGATCACTGCCGATGGGGACGCACCCTGCTCGTAGAACTTCGCGCTATAAAGTTGGGTCGCAGATGCAAGCCCGAGCGTCGTGCGATGCTGTTCAACTGGAGAGGGTGCGCGCAGCATCGAGCCAGTCGCAAAGAGCGGAATGTGGAGGATTGCGTCTGCTGTCAACTCAACTGAAACATTGTCTTCCCCGGTGACGATGTAGTACGGGACGCCATCACGCTGACGGATCTCCACCCTCCTGGGATCAAGCACTCGCATCTCAACGATATCGCCGTTGCGCCCACGGATGAACAACACGAAACAGTTGCCATCCACGAGCAGGCTACTGGTCATCCGATGCTTTAGATCGAATCCAGTGAAGTTTGGGTTTGCTGGCTGCGGAGTCGTGAGCCACGATGGAGATGGACGATACGGCCGACGCGTGCCGTCGATCCTGATATAGGTGTCCCATGGGAGGCTCGCCACTGTGTCTGCGTAGAGCTTGACGGCAGCATAGTAAGCGCCAATCGAGAGCGATGTTTGCTCATTGATTGCGACGCCAGCACTCGAGACAAGTGGCTGGTTGTCGGTGAGGAAGGTGCTACCGATGTAGCGGTTCTCACCAAGAATGCGGCGTAAGATGCTCACTTATTTCTCCCAAGGCTGTATCCAGCGGCGATCAACGCAGTTCCGCAAATGATAGCGGCAAGCGGTAGGGACACCGTGGCGATGCCCACGACAATCATGATCGCGCCGACGACTTCGAGGATTGCTGACTTCACAGGCTGATCCACTCCACCTTTGGCTTCGGCTTGGTTTCCACGCTCATGAACCTTACACCCTGGAACGCGACCACGGCAGAGATGGCCGCGTCAATGCGATCTGGGCTGGATTTGTAGGCCTTGGTCAAGACCTGACCATACCGCGTCAATCGGGTGTGGACGTTGGACATGTGACGCGCGAGAAGGGGGTTGCCATCGTGACGCAAGCCTTCGCCCGTTGCGACCGCCGTGTAGAAGCGATCGACGGCTGGTGCCATGCGCTCCACAGTTGCGGTAGAGAAGACGACGACGCGCGTGCCGTAGCGGCGAGTCCACTCCTCAATCTCTGTCTGCCATCCAGGCGGGTCTGCAAATAGGGTGGCATCGTAGGTCTTCATGATCCGATCCACCTCGGCATCGACTTCGGAGCGTGGCACCGTCCAGTCTGGGTCACGATTCGCCGCATCCTTCTCCCACGCCTTGATCATGAAGACAAAACCGTCCATGGTGCAACCAGTCAACACAGACGCATCCCGCGAGTAGCTGCCGTCGAACCCGATGCTCAATCGTTCGCCCGGAGCGATGACACGCTCTCGATTCGCGAGTTTCATCCAAGCCTCCGCGCCGACCCAGCGATCAGGCGGCTGGACAAAGAGGTTGAGGTGGTAGCGCATCATCTCGTGGCGAGGGATCTCGGTTGCTCGTGCGACCAGTCTGTCGATGTTCACGAATGCGGGCGCGCTTGGGTTCGCCTCTTCCAACGCCGCCCGCCAGCCGTAGTCCGTGTCAAGGTCATGGTCACTGCTGGCCGCCCACCACTCGACCAGGAATGATGGATCGTTGACCTCGCCGGAGGCGACACGCTTGCCATATGTGAGGAGACGTCCGAGCAGCGTGTTCTCGTCAGATCCAGCCGTTGAGATGTTCAGTTCAAGCGCCTCGCTGCGCTTGGCTAACGAGTTGGAAAGCACGAGATGAACGCGTTCCTTGTTGCCCGTCCACTCATGCAACTCATCTGCAACCAGACACGTCGGCCGTCCACCGTCATTGGTCCCTGCGGCGGCTGCGACTCGATACATCCGACCTGGGCGATCCTTCAACAGGATCTCGGTGTCATAGACCTCAAAGTGCTTGGCGAGCGGACCTTGGGTCAGCATGATCCGGGCGGTGCCGAAGAGGAGATCCGCCTGCTCGAATGAAGCGGCGGCGATCGGAATGTTGGGTGCGAGCGGTGCCTTCGGTCCCGCCAGCTCGCTCAAGGCGATGGCTGCGAGCAACTCGGTCTTTCCGTTTCCCTTCGGCGTGCCGAGCAGGGCGCGGCGAACGATGCGGGCATTCGTGGTTGGATCGTATTCATAGAGCCGCCAGATGAAGGCGCGCTGCCACGGCTCAAGGCGAAACGGCTGGCCGAACTTGTCACCCTCCCCATGCACGAGGTTCGTCTCGATCCACCGGCAGATGACCCCGCCCCAAGACGGTGGCGGAGGCAGCGGGATCGGCGAAGCGTACTTCGGAGTCTTAGGCTTGGGCTTGGTCGTCGATGTCGGCGAGGCGGCGCGGGTCCTCTTCCGCTTCCGCTTCGCTGGCTGCGGCGTAGGCGATGCGAGCATTCAACTCCTCTAGGCTTCGAGCAGCCTCTCCATACACTATGCCGAGCTGTAGCCCACCCTTCGGGTTCAGCCCGAACCGATCCTCAAGTTGGCGGATCTCTGCGTCCACCGCAGTCCTCACCCGATACATCGGGTTCAGGATCTGCTGACCCTGACTGCCCATGCTCATCGGGTTCTCCCTGAGGTAGCCGTCCATCCGCTCTCGCTCATCGTACAGCCCGAACAGGCGTTCTATCGCAGGGGTCTGCGCTGACTGTGCAAGTTGGGCGAAGGGCGACTGCCAGAAGGTCAACCATGCGGCCTTCCACCGATCAGACAGGTGAGCCGGAGCGGGCGGGAAGGCGGCTGGGTCGACGTCAATGCGCGGCACGATCCCAATGTCTCGGGTCGTCTTGCGCTGTCTGCGATCTGGTGATTTTTTGGCACTCACAAAAAAACTCCCTAACTGTCGTGCAGCCCCACACCGTTCGCAAGATCTCCTGCCTCGGTGCTGGATACCCTGCCAGTTTTGCCTTCTAGAATTTTGACCGCCCCCCCTTCTTGGCCCTCCGCGCTGCGCGGTTGACCGGCACGGGCTTCTGCGCGTCCGCTCCAAGTTTGATCTCCCCGCTGGCAATCTTCTCGAAGAGCGGCTGCCACTTCTCAGCGTAGACCCGGTCGGCATCATACTCTTGAACCTGACTGGCGAGGAGGTGCCTATCGATTTCGTATTCCAACTTGCCGTTCACCAGCGTGCCTTGCCAGCGTTCATAGTTGCGAAGGAGCGCGTCCCTGATCTGAAGGACGTTGGGGACTTTGTACCAAGACTCCTGGCCTCGATCCCACGCGAGCTGCCCGTCGACGAGCGAGCCATACTCCTTGCAGAGTTCTGTCTGCGCCGTGAAGCGACTGACCACGACGGGTGTGCCTACCGCCTGCGCCTCCAGGACGGGGAGGCCGAAGCCCTCGCCTCGTGAGGTCAACAGCGAGCAGTTCGCTGATCGGGTCAACGCGGCCAAGGTTGCGGTGTCTACCCCCGCGCGCATCTGCACCGGATTGACCCATCGGATCACGTTCGGATCGACCTCAAGCGCAGCAAGGATGGGCATGAGCGGGATACCTTCCAGGTGTCCATAGCGATCCGTGTGGAGATACAGGTATGCGTCTTGCACGATCTTCTGAAACATTACCCATCCCATGAGCATCTCTGGGAACGACTTCCTGTCGCCCTTGTTCATCGCGGTGATGATGGTGAGGTGGCTCTGCATTGGAACCCGAATCTGTTCACGCATCGTCGGGCCGTCTGGCGTCCACACGTTCATCTCGATCGCATGCGGAATGTAGGTCAAGCGATCACGCGGGACACCCGCCTTGAGTAGCGCCTGCTCTCCGAACTTTGACATCGCAACGATGTATTTGTTCCCGCCCTCGATGCACCACTTCGCAACCTGAGGCGGTGTCGGGTCGTGATCCACCGGCACCCAACAGACGAGCGGGAGTTGATGCCATAGCGGATTCATGCCCACCCAGACATCCATCAAGGTCATGCCAAATCCACCCTCATCGGCAGCGAGGGCGATGTTCTCTGGCCCTGAGTCGTTGGCATATTTGATCAAGCCCTCCGACCAGACGGGGATCCCATCGACTTCCATGTTGACCGGCGCGCCGTAGTTCGCGCTGACCGAGAAGTCCCAGCCCGCCTTTCTCGCTCGAATCCCGAGCTGACGTACCTGAGTCCCATATCCAGTGGGGGCGATTGGCGAGTTCGTGACTGCGACGATTTTTTTCACAGGTCCTCCCTCTTGTGTCGTGTTGCCTTGCCATGACAGACCCTGCACAAAGTCCGTAGCTGATAGGTTGGCACAATCAAGGCGCCTCCCGCATTCAAGGGGCGAATGTGGTCGGCGGTCAGCGGGTTGTTCGGACTGCCCCAATGTCCGCACATCTCGCACCATGGCTGCTCTCTCCGCTTCTGCATGCTCAACTTCCTCCACTCAGGGTCACGGTACGGGCTAGGCCCCTTGGCCCTCGCCCATTCCGATGACTTCTTGGGACCGCAGATGGCGCAGCGCGTCCCCTCCTTGGTCAAGCGACCACAGTCCAGACAGGGACGATTGAGTTTCATTCAAGAGCCGGCATCGTTGGGGCAAGTAAGTTGGCGAGGTAGTCCACAAGTCGCTCCGATGCGTCCTCGACTTGCGGCTCAAGCACCGACCACGCAACCTTCCCCAACGCCTCCTCGAGGTTTTGCAC